GTTTCTAAGACAGGGATGTAGTTGGTGATGGGTTGAGTGGTAGTGACTTGGTATGCGGTGACAGCAGAGCGTTGTTCTAGTTGAGCGCCCCAAGCTGCAATTGAACCTGTTTGTCCTACGTTGGAAGTCGAGCCGTCTCCATTTACGCCATAAATCATCGCAAAGTTACTAGTTGCTGTTGTGTTAATCGTAGCAATACAGCGATAGAAACCATTTGTAGATGCAACAATAGAAGCGGTTATGCCCGCTTGTGTAGTGCCAACAACACCGTTTTGAACATCAAACCAAACAAAACGATTAACACCGCCAGAATCAACTAAAAGAAAAGCAATCCATTGTTTATCAATATATTTAGCGAATACAGAAAATGTGAAAGCTGAACCGTTACCAGCAAACGCTTGATAAACACGAGAAACTGCCGTATCCACAAATGCTATTGTATCTGCTGTGGTTGTGCCGTCTGGTGCAACTGTAGTATTTCCTGTAACACTAGCGGAGTTGTATGTCCAACTAGTATTAAACTCCTGACTCCGCAGTAACAAATTCTGCTCCGCCAACGCTGTCTGCGTACCGTAGTAAGTCGCAGTCGATGCACGGGCGAAGGTAACACGACTATCTAACGCTTCCGTATTAGAAAAATCAAGAAGGAGCGAAGGTTTTACAAGCGGAAAATTCTGTGCGATTGCCATGATGTGTCCTTATGCCAATGTCAGCGTTACGCTACGAATGACACCATCCGAGCCTTTTACCTTGACCACTAACGATGTGTCTGAAGTTAGTTGAAACACCATATCTCCAATGCCTGAAGGTACTGCGCTTGCCGTAGGATTAATGACTAGTTGGTCACTATCCATGTAAGCTAAGTCTCCGAGGTCTTTGTTACGGGATACTTGATTAGGTGCGTCACCGATTAGTTTAATTATGCTCATGATGTCATTTCCTGAAGTTCTTCGTTACTTAGACGGGCGGGGAAATAGGATAGCTTTTTGATGTGACCTGACATTCGATTGCTTCCTGCGGCATCTGCACCAATTGTTATTTGGTTAACAACAGGAACAATTCCATTTGTATCAACACCAACAGTTCCAGCATTAACGCAAGCGGCAAAATCATTTACTTTATACACATCTGCGAACTTATAATTTGTGTTGTTTGATGGTGCGCCTGCATTTATAAATGCCTGTAAAACACTATTAGTAGTTACGCTCATAGCATTTGCGCTAAATTGAACATCAGCAAATCGTGTAATTGTATTGTTATTAGTACCATCGCTAATATTGTATGCTTTTGGGAATTTGCCAGATACTGCGCCATTGTTTAACCATTCCCCATAAACCGTCCCCTCATCAGCACGATACCAACTACTAAAGTTAGCACCCGTCATTGACGCTGAGTCTGCACTACGAGTCACCTGACTGGCAACGGTGGGGATGTAGGACGTACTGAACGATGAAGCCTCTAACTGTGCGCCCCAGATGTAAATGCCGCTGTAGCCATCGCCTGTGTAGGAAATAATATTATCGCCTGTAGCGATTTTGGCAATAAAAAGCACATTTTGAGTGCCGCTTAATGTACGACTTACAGTGCATTTGTACCACCCGTTACCAACAGGGACAATGCTTGCCGTATTTCCAGATGCGTTTGTCCCTACCGTTCCGTTGCTGAGATTAAACCAAGTTCTGTTAGCTGCGGAAGCGTAGGCAATTAAACTAAGCCAAGACCTTTCACCAGCTTTTGCATATATAGACCAAGAAAATGACCCTGTTTGATTTCCTAAATCCCTTTGTACACCAGCTTGCCCAACCGCAACAACTTCTACTAATTTATCGCCAGTCAAAGTACCATCAGGAGCAACAATAGTATTTGCTGTAATCGTGCTATCAACTTTTGTCCAATACGCATTATCAAACTGCTCGGAATACAACAACAAATTCGTCCGTTGCTCCTCAATCAGCAATCCCAAAGACTCTGTAGTAGTCGGGTTGTGGTCAAAGCGAGCAACGCCACTCGGTGCTGTTAAGAGTGTTGGTTGATAAAGTGTAATCGGCTGAGTAGTAGTGGGTGTGTAGGCTGTGACGGCATCACGTTGTTCGATTTGTGCGCCCCAGATGTATAATCCTTGACCAGTTGTTGCGGCATAACCAATTGTCGCATCTGCACTAGAAATATAAATCCTTGCGCCCAGCGTAGTAGATGCGGTGATTGTAATTGTGCAACGATACCAACCATTGCCAAACGAAGTAATGGATGATGCCGCTGGTGCGCCTCCCTCATCTGCGCCAACAACGCCTGTATCTAGATTAAAGTATTTGCCTTTGTTAGTTGTTGCGTCAAGCAACAAAATAAAATCAATGTCATCCTTCTTGGCAAATACAGACAAAATATAACTTGTGCCAGATGTCGTGGAAAACGATGCTTGATTAACCCGAACAGAAGTTGTTGTAGTGACTGACGCAGCTACCTTATCGGCAGTTGTTGTTCCATCAGGAGCGACAGTGGTGTTAGCTGTTACGGTAGCATTGGTTTTAGTCCAACTTGCATTATCAAACTCCTGACTATACGTCAGTAAATTCTGCTCCGCCTTAGAGTTCGTAACACCATCATAGTATGTGGCTGTGGTTGCACGGGCGAAGGTAATTCTTGGATCGAGTGCTTCGACAGCCGCAAAGTTAAGCATCAATGAAGGCTCGACATTACTAATCGCTGTGTCGTTCTGAATAGACGTAATGGTTGCCGTGCCGAGAGTTGCTACACCGCCGCCGATATTGACAGACTCTCGGTCTTCATACGCCATACTTCCAAGATACTGGTTAAGCGGTATCTCGTTCGGTGCTGTGCCGATGTCAGACTGATCTACAACAAGTTTCCCCGCAACAGTAAGAGTGCCGCCAGTTGATACATTACCTGCGTTATCAATTACAAAGGGAGTTGTATCCGAGGCGCTGTCTTCAACCACTAAAGCGTTGCCTGTGCCTGTCTGAGTGACTGTAAGGGCAGGACTAGTGCTGTTAGCTGTGATGATTGTTGGGTTTGAATTGCTGACCTTCTGCCAAACACTACCGCTAAAGATAGCTAAGTCATTGACCGCCCATACTGCCGTTCCGTTCAGGCTAGTAGTACCTGCGACAGACACAACGTAGTAATCATTCGCTGTGCCGACAGAAGACGTAAGAGTAGGCGTGTTGGTGCTTGCGTTCCATGTACCTTTATAAACCAATCCAGATTTAATAGAAGCAGGAAGTTGTGATAATGGAACTGTGCCGCCAGAATCAAGAGAAGCAACACCGTTAGCTACACCATTATCTTTCTCTGCTGCTGTTCCTAAACCTAAAAGAGTGTGGTCACTATTCCAGTCGCTTGGACGGATAAGACTTGCATCTCCCTCATCAGGAACGGCGCTAACTTTTGCGTGTTTAACTGTAATTGCCATAACGCCCCCCTATTAAGCAAGCGTGACTGACAAATTACCAGATGTAATTTTTAGCACATCGCCTGTGGAAATTGTTTTGCTAACGGTAAGTGCGCCGTGATACAAAAGATTACCGCCTGACAGGGCATCTGAAATACCAAAGTATGCAACCGTACCCCATGAGGCGGTAGCAACAGCAAAAGTCACATCTGCGTTAGTAACGGATGCGCCGTTGCTTGGTGCGGCAAAAGTAGCCGCAACCCTTGCGTATGATCCACCAGATACTTCTGTGCCTGTATTGGCATCAGTAGGGTCTGTTGTGTACAAGCCGACATAAACTGTAGCCGGAGTGGTATAGGAAGTGTTACGCAATGTGGCGTTAACAAGTGCGTTCTCTAAATAATTCGACATTGCTGCCATGATTTACCTCGCTGAAAGAGTCATTTTAAGTGGGACACCGCTGTACTCGGATGAGTCATCAGCAGCGTTTAGTGCAGTCAATCCTCGGTCATACATGGCAGACCACAATTGAATACGCGCATCATTCATTAAATACGGCTCTGCCTCGATTAAAGCCCCGTAGAGCAATAAATCTGGGCAGGTTGATAGGAAGTCATTGCTTGGGTTTGTATCGCTTAGAAACTCTGGTGCTGCGTAGTACAAAATCTGCAATGTGTAATCAGTATCTGGCGCAGGAGCAAACTTAAACTCAGACGCTAGGATGGTGTAATACACAGGCAATCCTGATTCCGTCACCCGTCCGTTTGTATGAAAAATGGCGGGGGAGACGTACTCTAAGCTTCGAATTGGGTTTGTTTCTACAAACAAAGTACGTAATTGCAAAAAGTCTGTAGGGAGTGATACAGTAGGATCGCCACCAATAGTAAGTGAGGTAGCTGATTTAAGCATCTGTCGAATACGCAAGTCTCTGCGTAGTCTTACCTCTGCCAAACGAATAAAGTCTGGGATGCTAACGGTTAAGTCAGTCCTAGCTAGGTAGTTTGCTATCGTTGTCTGTAGACTTGCGTAGTTTGTGATTGCCATAAGTTATGTCATCCCATCCGTATTCTTTTATCCCGATATGTTTAATTAACGGGGATAGATCGTGGTCAACATATGTGTCGATCCCAAAATCTTGCGCCTTAATGCAAAAGTGTACATCTTCACCAATAATACCGCCATTGCTTGTCCACAATATATCAAACCAAGGTTTTGGTATTTCTTTAAATACATCAGCTCTAGTAAGCGTTACACCGAATCCAACAGCCGTTACTTGCTCAATACCCTGCTTACCCCTAGATTCTACCTTCTCCCACTCATGCGAGTCTTCTTTTAGGTGAAGTTGTAGGGCTGTAGGCAAGATAGGCTCTCGGCGTGTTGTAGCATTGACACCAAGAATAGGCATTTTCCGGCTTAACATCACTTCTAGCGTATCCGCTGGAAACCTCATATCCGAGTCAATCCACAAGATAGCCTCTGCGCCATCAGCTAATGCTTGCTCTGCCAGCGTCTCTCGCTGACTAAAGA